AGAGAATTATTAGGTTTTGTTCAACAACCACCTTTAAAAAGTGCGAGAGGATTTAAATTATCTGATTATAAGAATGGGTTAACTGCATTGTCTGTTGGAAAATATTATGACAGTATTTATCCAATTATCAGACGTGAGCAGATGCTGCATTTCAAATATAATAGTACAAACAATAACCCTCAAGGGGATCCACCATGTATGCATTGTTATACAGCATGGATGGAGAAAAGGCTTATTGAAGAATATGAGGTTATAGGTATTTCAAAAGACCTTGGGGGTATTGTTGTTCTAAGAGTTCCTTCTGAATTAATAGAAAAAGCTAATGATCCGACAAATTTTCCAGAAGAGGCTGCTGAATATCAGGCTTTACAAACAAATACGGCAGACTTACATGCAGGTAAAAGTTCATTTCTTCTTTTAACCAGTGATACAGATATATCTTCAAAAAAATATTTATATGATTTTGAATTAAAAGGTATTGATGGTGGCGGAAAGCAGTATCAAACAAGTGAAATCATAAATCAGAAAAAGAAAAGTATTTACAATGTGTTTGGTACAGGACATATGCTGTTAGGGCAAGATTCTGTTGGAAGCTACAATCTTGCATCAGCTCATACTTCAACACATAGTTATTATGTAGAACGTAATATTTTACAGAAAATTGATGTGATAAATACACAGTTGATTCCAAGATTGTTAGCAGCAAATAATATATATCTTGATTGGAAAGATGTACCTGTATTTCAACCTAAATCACCAACTCCGCCTGATAAAGATGTTATTTCAAAAACTATACAGCGTATCAAAAGTGTAAATGGACTAACACCTTCAGCCTTAGAGCATCTTTACAAACAACTTGATTGGCCTACAGATGGTATTGAAGATATAGATTTTAATGATAAAGGTAAAAGTAGAGCTGCTGATGGAATGAAGACACCTGGCTTTGGGACTTCAACTTCTGTTGATGGTACAGATCATAGTATTGCGAATAATGAAAATACTGCCACAAAAAACTTAGTGTTTGATTCAGAAGATGATGATACAATTACACTTGTAGATACAGAAACAGATGAACCTATATTTATACCGAAAGATTAATTATGCCATATACTACTGTAACAGATGCACGTAAACGGGTAAAAGCTTTAGAAAATTTTTCAACTGAACAAGTTAAAACTTTTATTAAAGTATTTAATAAATTAGAAAGACAAAAAAATATTGATGAGCAATCTTGTTATGCACAGGCTATTGCGGCAGCAAAAAAAGTTAAAAAGGAGCTTTATATGGGTAATATAAAGAAAGCAACAGCAAATGACGTGAAAGATTATTTGCGTCAAGCTATTAAAGAAAAATTTGCAGATAAAAGTGTTTATATTTATTGCATAGACTATGACGATGAATATGCATATTTTATAAAAGAAATTTATAAAAACGATGAATATTTTACAAAAACATATCGTGTGAAATATACAATTGACGGCGTAAATGTAGCATTAGATGATAACTTAGAAGAAGTTATGATGGAATCAACTTATACGCCGGTAAAAAATGAAGAAGATTTTGTAGGTAAATCTCTTGTTAAAAACTTAAGAGGTTTGTTTGAAGAATTTTTCTCTAAAGATAAACCTGATTCTGTATTCAAACAGAATGATAAAGGTTATTATATTGAGAAATTTCAGGAAGAAGAAATGATTGCCTATGAACCTTTATATGTACCGCCTGATACGCCTGATGGTGAAGGTGAAGGTATGACTGAAGCTGAAATAGAGAAAATGGTCAAAGATATAAAACGTAAAATTGAAAAAGGCACAATGCAGGCAAACTTGTTCCACAAAATTCCAACAAAATCTTTTGAATGGGTAGATGTGTTTACAAATCCTTGGCCTACTTGCACAGTCGGTGACCAAGAAGTTGTAAAAGGTCAGCCGGTAGCAGTTTGCAAGTACCATAATAAAAAAGCATGGGAACTTAGGAAACAAGGGATTATAAAAGGCCCCAGTATTGAAGGTAAAGTTGGCAATAAAAGAGTTGTAGAGGAAAATTAAATATGGAAAAAGTTAAAGTATACCTTGAAGATGTAGATTGTTCAGCAATTGCAATGACTTCTGATTTGGGGGCTTGCAGTTTAATGAATGAGCCTTTTCTGTTAAAATCTAAAGAAAAAACTGTAGAATTAACAGAAGAACAGATTAAAATCTTAAAAGAAATTGGCGAGTATGAACTTATAACAAAAAAAGAAGGTAAAAACATTATGGATGAAAATGTAATCAAAGAATTGAAAAATGAAAATACAATTCTGAAAGAAAAGCTGGCTCAGTTTGAAAAAGAAATGATTGAGAAAGAACTTAATAAATTTAATTTCGATAAAGAGCTGAAAAAAGAATTGAGCGATCTTTTTATCTCATTTGATGAAAATGCTAAGGATGTTATCCTGAAAGCATTTAACTCATTTACAGTTGAAGAAAACAACATGCAGAAACTTCTTACTGAAGAAGCAGGTAATGAAGGTGAAAGCGAAGTTGTTGAAAAAGATTTGAATACAAGAATTAAAGAAGCAAGGGAGAATAAATAATGCCTACTGTCTCTGAAACAAGAAAACAGCTTAGTGATCTGGTAAAAGGTGTTTCCATGATTAATGGAGATGCTGGAGTTAATTATAATTATGCATCTGTAGATGTCAAAGGATCTGGTGATATTGAGAATATCGGAGTACCTTTGATGTGGAGTGAATCTGATTCTGCTTTCGTTGAATTTACACCTAATGCAGATTGGACTGCAAGTGCATTTGTTTCTGTTGGTGATGTTGTAAAGCCTACAACTCAGAATGGATATGAATATGTATGTATTACAGCGGGTACAACTGGTTCTTCTGAGCCTTCTTTTGCAACTGTTCCTGGTGCTACTACTACAGATAATACAGCAACATGGCTTTGCAGAAATGCATATGCCGGTAATGGTAATGATTCACCTCTGCCGAATAAAGCTGTAATTTGTGTAACTTGTGGGTCTAAGGAAGGTGCTGGAGTTAATTCCGCTGATACAACTTTATCTTCCACTGCAACTGAAATGACTGTTGTATTTAGAGGTGAAGCTGCACTTGCAAAATCAGGCTTTGAATGGGGCAGTATTGCTATAGCCGATCAGAATGAATTTTATGCACAGTTGGAGAAACAGGGTATTGCCCTTGTAGATTCTGGAACAACTGTTGACCCTGCTTTCGTATAATTTAAAAATGGAGAATATAAAGAATGAAAGTTGATATAACACCTGTTGGTAATATAAAAAAAGAACTGACTGTCGTTGACGGAAATCCGTTTGAATATAATGATATTACAGAGGCTACTCAGCGTGGCCCTGCTAAACCTAAATTGCTTTCAGCTTTGCTTGGAGCTAACACTGAAACTATGATGACAACATCTTTTGTATATGATGAAGTTACAGATACAGCACAGCTCCCGTCAGGTAAAGCATATAATGAGCGGGGTAAAACTGCTGACAATAATAGCTCTGCAAAGCAGAAATTGTTTGCAATTCCTTCTTTTGGGTTTCGGGCAAGTATTACCCCGCAGGATTATGCCAATAGGCGTAAACCTGGTACAAATGAAATGATGGATGAAGCATATCTTATTGCAAAAATGACTGATGCGATTGATACAGCTTACATGCTTCAGGATGAAAAAGGTTATGCTACAATCCTTACGGCGGATCAGAACATAATTGAAGGCGGGCCTTTTACTCAGTATAATTTTTATACTGATATTGTTGGTAGCTCAAGACCTGCAAAATATGTTATGTCCTTGACTGATTCTGCTGCTGATCATATTAAACTTCAGCGTGATCAGAAAAAAGCCTTACTGGAAGAAATATCCCGTACAGGTGAAAATGTAACTGCAATTGTTCAGATTTGTGGTGATACATATTTTAATCAGAGGCTTGAAATTGAAAGAAATGAAAGTCTTGGTAGACCGCTTAAGTCTGAACTTGATCTTGCAAGTATGGAAGTCGATACATCAGATTGGAGTAGCTCAACATTTAAGTATGATTGGTTTAAAGGTGATCAGGATGGTATAATTTATATCAATTATGGCGCTCAGATTGTTGCTGGCACTAAACTGATTGCTGATACAGATGCTTATATGTTCCCTGTTGGAGCTACTAATTTCATCGGTGTTGCATATGCACCTGCTCAGACAAGAACTTATGTCAACACTGAAGCTATGAAAAGATATTCTTGGTTTAAAGAAGATGAATTTCAGGGCGTAACAATGTTGACCGAAGAAAACAAATTGTTCTTCGACAAAAATCCTCGTCTTATCAGGGCACTTGTAAACGCTTAATATCCTCTTACAGTGTGGAGGGGGCAACCCCTCCACTTTAGGAATACGTATATGAGTAATATTGGACGCACACAACTTTTAGAAGATATATTGTTTTGGTTGCCGAGCAATAATACTTTATCTGATTTTGAAATTGCCAAACTATATGAGAAAGTCATATCTGATGTTGGTGATGATGATGTAAATTACAAAGAAGTATTATGTAAAAGTTTAAAAAGCTGTGCAAAAAAGAATAGGTTGGATGCTATCATCAACCAAGGTAATTTGAAATCCCAATCTATTGGTAAATTTTCAGAATCATATTATCAAGATGGTGTTAGAGAAATTTGGGATTTATATTTGAGAGAATTACCAGAACTTTGTGCAACAGAAATCGGATATACTTTTTCAAATGAAGGTATAGGTCATATTTACATGAACCCTGGTGATACAATCACTGTTAATGATGTAGATGATACAAGTGAGGCTACAATTTTATAATGTTTAATATCCTTGGTAAATTATTTGGTACAGATAAAGCCCTTGAGAGTGTTGTTAGCGGCGTAAAAAACGGATTAGACCAACTTGTATATACTGATGAAGAAAAAGCTAATGATGCCGCTAAAGATCGTTCTGAAGCCCGTAAAATGATTATTTCATGGATGGATACAACTAAAGGGCAAAACTTGGCAAGAAGATTGATTGCACTTGCAGTTGTGTTCAC